CAAGGAGGTTACGGGAAGCATTTATAGCCTCGCCTTCTGAGCTCATCCATCTATAATATTCTTTAACAAAATCAACAAAGCGCGGTCCCTCGTCCTGGTAAAAATCAGGAAAGTGTGTCTTTACAAGAGGAAAAATTATCTGCTCTATTTGCTTCATTGCTTAACACCAACAGCTGTAATATTGACATCAAGAGGATCAATAGCAATAATAGTATTGGTTTTACTTTCTATGTTTTTTGATTTTGTTTTGAATTTTAGTTCAATGTAATTACCATCATATCCGCTTATGTTGAATGTTGTGTCGACTGTCAAACGTCCGACGTTATAATCGAGTGTACCGACTTTGCGAATCACACGTATTGTTCCACCTTCTTCAACAGCAACAAAAACACCACCAAGCGAATCATCAATTAGCTGACATCTCACGCCCTGATATACAAATGTTGAACTTGTCAGTGTGTGACCAAAATGAGTTTCAGAAGCACTGAGTTTTTTACCGGTTTCTGTTTGTAACGGATTATCAACTGTAACACTGAAAGCATAATCAGTATTAAGCGTCGGTGTAACACGTTTAATTAATGTTAACTCAGTATCGTTGCTAAGAATGCTTGTCTCTGCATCATCAATTGAGCTTACTAAAGAACTGTAAAACAGTGTTTTCTTGAAATCGGAAAGATTGTTTGTATTGAAAGCGCTGATTGCACCTTGGACAGCTGTTTGTATATCTGTTGTTGTTTTACTCGTTTCATTAGAGTTAAAATAAACGGTCGAATCAATGGCTACATAAAGAAAACCAGGATCGACAAACTCCACCTGTAGCGTCAGTGGTGTTTTATCTTTTATATAATCAAGATATGCTTTTTTACGTAACTCTGGAGCACCATCCGCATCCGCGACATCAACAGAAGCAAATACACGCCCGTATTTTGGTGGATCTGCTTCCTCACCACCATACACACTGATAGCTCTAATATCAGAAAACTGACTCTTCAGTAACACTTCATAATCTGAAGAGGTAACGGCACGGTTTTGTGCTTGAAATGTTCGGGGTGCATTATAACGAATTGATTCAATTGATTCCCCAATAGCACCACCACTAGCTGCGGTTACTGTTGTCACAGAAACGTTTGAATGTCCATCGATTGGTCCATCTGATGAAAATACGAGTGCACCGTTAGGCAGCTCACCAGAGCTTGCACGATAACGGACCACAACTGTAGAACCGTCTTTAGGTTTTCGGCCAAAAACGTTATCTCCAAAAATCAATTCAAATTGTTGATTTTGTGCTGGCTGTAAAAAATATACTTTCGACGCACTTGTTACACCAAAAAGCTGGGCAGCAGTTGTGTATGTTTGAATCGTCTGGCCACCATCTTCATATACAGTGACGTCGAGGGATGATGTATCAACAGTAGGATTTGAAATTACAAAACGCTGAGTAGTATTTGCGTAATTCATAACAAATGTTTCTGTCTTTACCGCACCTTCATACACCGTAAGATTTTGTGTGAAAACACCACTGTTTGCTGATGTTACAACCTGTGACTCCGTGGTTACGAAAGTGTATGTATTCGACCCTACACGAGAAGAAAACGAAGTGTATTTCGGAATCAGAAGGGTGCTTATAGGAGATGCAGGAGTAATGTTTACTTTTATTGCTGCTTTTGCTGAGGTGAACGAGCGTGGAACATAGTTAAGTTCTTTTGCATGTGAGACAATACTATCCCTCAACTGCGCTGTGTCAAGAAACATCTCGCTGGCTACCATGTTTGTATAGAATGCGTTTAGATATGCATTGTAAGCAAGTACGTCGAGCAGAACGTTAATATTTGATCCCTCGTAATCGAGATCTTTAAACTGCGTATTGGTTTTTAAAAATGTTGTAAGATTGTTCTTTAGACTTGCAAAATCTAAACCAACCAAGTCAATGTTTGTGTTGGCCATTTATCGGATCCTATTTAAAACGAGGTCAAGGGTTATCGGTTCTTGTCTATTTATTAAGTTAAAAGTAATAGTTACACCTATTGAATATGCGTCTAACTCACTATTAACAACAACACTTATAAGACCGCACCTTGGTTCGTAGTTTTCAATCGTCTTTGTAACATAGTCAGCCAATATCTGCTCTGTTGCTGGTGTTGCGTTTTCAAACAATACAGCACGTACATCACTACCAAGAGTGTTGTTGAATAAACGATCACCGCGGTTTGTCATAATCAAATTACGAATAGAAGTTTTTACCGCCTCCTCGTTTATTTGAGGAGCTAAGTCTTTTCGGAAGAAGTCAATATCAAAGTTTGTATTGAAATCAGAAAAATAAGTAGGCTGTATTGCTCTTGGCGAGTTTTTAATTTTTTTAACTACTAATGCCATAAACTTCCTCTTTTAGCTCGGTGGGCCCGAAAAATCTGATCCTGCCGCAACACCATTATGTAGGTGATCATTCAGACTCACACCTTTGCCTATAATTTCCTCTGTTGCTACTATTGTTTCTGATACGCGGAGATTACCGTTGATTGTCGTCTCGCCGTTGATTGTTACAGCACCATCAATTCTCACTGAAGGTGCTATGATCCTTGCTCCACCATTTACGGTAATGCTAAGGTCGCCTTGGATAAAAACTGTTTTGTTCTTCTGAACAATTTCAAAACCATCACCAACAATTTTGTTTACTTTTGTACCTTCAGCGTCAATCTCTTCGTAAGTACCTGAGCGGTGGTATGTGTGTAATCGCTGAAAGTTTGGCGTGTCGTCTACCTCAAACACGTGGCCAGATTCTGTCTGTATCACTTTGTTGAAGGGGTACTGTGCTCTAAATGCAGAAGGCGGCTCAGGTCCAATCAATTCTTTATTTATTGACGGTTGACCTGCAGCAAGCTGCGGTATGTCCCCAATACCTGGTAATACACCAAATATAACAGGCATTGTTGTTTCATTTCCATCAAGGAAAAAACCAATTACTGTCGATCCAACAGTTAACCCCGTTGCCGATATACCAACTTGTTTATAGCTTGCACTTGTTCCAGGCATTAAAACGATAGCCCAAGGCAATGTTGTTGTAGGAACAAGGACCTCGTCTTGGTCATGCACACCGAACACACGGACTCTTACCCTACCTCTTTTTTCTGGATCGTCTCTATCAGCTACTACACCAATAAACCATCTGAACCCTTCTTCACCTAAAAATTTTGTTGTCATTTTATGTTCCCATCTTCACACAATCTAGTACTATCTCATGTGTTGTTTTAACATTGAAAGATAGCATGTGACGCAGTCGAGTAATTAAATAATTGCTCGACATGAAGGCATCAGCAGTTTTCCGTGATGTAAGTCCATCTACCTGTGGTATGTTTAATCTAATTACATCTCCCGCTTTCAGTCCTGAGTCTCCATGAATAAGAATACGTGTTACGTCATCATTCAAAAGCTCAACAAAAGAATTTCTTACACCTATGGCGTTTGTAATAAAAAGATCAGGACGTGATGTATCCTTAACACCAAAAAACTGTTTCCGAACACCTTTTGAATATTCATCTAACCATTCTGTTGTGTTAGACAGCGTTTTTTTTGCTGCTGTTTCAAAAGAAGAAAATGCTGTTTCAAGATCATAGTTAACCGTCTCATATGACTTTGTTGCAACATCAAAGACACGTGTGACAGACCTGAAAGCACCTTGCGTGAGTTTACGCATCGAATCTGCTCTGTGTATGACTTGATGACTTTGAAGTGTACGAAATGAATCAGCGACAGCCTGTTTTTCAGCTAGTGCGTTTTGATTCATATTGAATACACGAGAGCCAACAGAAGCAAGTCCGTCCTTATACAACCCCTCAACAGTTTTGAAGTTGAACCCTGCTTGATTCTCAAAAAACACATAAGCTGATGATGTATAATCCTTGCTTACTGCACGTAATCTCAACATATCGATAGCTTGTAGTGGAGATATCCTAGGAAACACGATGGTTTGGATTCCCTTTGTCTGATCGACAATCATGGGCTTTGTTGTCTGCAGATGCTTCTGTAAAATATAAGGCACCATGTTACCAACGATTTCAGTCATACTTTCTCTAACCATCATACCACTATTACGAAGATGTTCCTCACTTACACACCTTAATGTATAAGACATTCCCTTACCGTTAGCAAGCCGTTGCATGTTTGAAACTTCAAAACATCTGAACTTATATTTTGCTGGTGTTGCTAATCCTGGTGTTTGAAACTCAATCTCCACTGTTTCCTCTCCTATGATAGGAAACTTCTCTAATATGCCTAACGTATCTAACAGCGTTAGTGTAGCATATATTGTTGGCTTAGTCATGTCTTCCCAAATATCTAGCGATAACATTTGGTCAAGAGGCACAATAGAAGCGCCAACGGATTTTGACGATGAAATTAATAGACGTTTTACACTTACGTCACCTACTTCATAAGGTTTTTGGCTCATTGGGACAGAACGTCTTTCATATCTGTTTCAATCTTGTTTAAGTATATGTTGCTTAACAGCTTTATATGTTTCTTCTGTTCATTGTTTTCGAATTCAACATCATACCGATAAGCAGGCATCCAATATGCCAGTTCTTCTGAAGATAACGGTTCATATACTGTGTTTACTGCTGTTATCGTTGCGTTTGCAACTGTATTTGATAGGCCAACGAAAACCGTTTGTCCGGATTGCCACGTGCCGGATATATGTTTAATAACAATGTTTGTACTATTTGCAAAACCAACCGTACCTGTTACTCCATTAGCCTGCTTAATAATGTCATTCTCCGCAAATGTACCAAACGTTCCTGTGAGTGATATCACTTTGTTTGTTTCAACAACTTGATCAAGAGCTTTACGTTCATAATTCAGAATAGTGTTACTGTAACCTGTTATAGGTGCCCAGTATTGTTTCTGCACACTCGCCAATGCATCATAAGCGGCCGTTGAAATAACACTGTCGTCGTTCTCATAATTAACGGTGTAATAAGCAATTTGAGCTTGTGCATTTGCAGTTGAGCCATATTTTTCTTTTATGTAATCATCGAAGGCTGCTTGTGTCAGTGGCCATTCGTGGTAGGGATCGGTTATGTTGTTACTCAAATACACAATCCAATCATATGAAGGATCGTCGTAGTAGTGCTGAGCTATTTGATCTGGCCGCTCACCTTCTTCTACCGTATAGGGATAAAACACGGCAAGATTTTTCGATACACTTTGATCAAACCGCACCTTTGCAATAATATTCGTTACAGCTGTGTTGCTGTAAAATAGAGAGGGAAAGTAATTAAAAAAACCTGACATGTTTTATCCCGGTGTAGAATCCTGATTAGCACCAATGTTTGTGGATCCATCGTTACCCGTATTACCTCGAGGTGCTTCTGGTAATTTCACATCATCTCTTTCTTCACCCATATCAATACGAGTAAACGCTGACATTTCTCTAAAGGTCATTTGGATATCAACGATTACAGGATCACCCGTTTTGAAGAAGGCTGGTCCGTTAGGTGAGTAATTTACATTCAGCGATTGCATTACACATTTCTTTATCTTATAAGGAACATCCTTGTTTGGACCAAAGGATATATCACATGTATCGGGGAAAGTAAAAAGAAGGTCTGATCCCTTTGTTAGACCAGGAAGCATACGCTTCTTGAGTTCTTTTATAATGTTTTTCAACACTTTTAGTTCTTCCTCACTCCGCGGAGAAAACCGATACTGGAAGGTGTGAGAACGTAGTGCAACGTTTTGAAAAACAACAGCAAGGTAAGGGTTTGGTGTTACACCTGTTGCCATACGTGCAATTGCACCTGCTGTCTCACCACCAAGTTTTTCTATACCTTTTATAACCCCCGCACCGGCCGCGGCCATAATAGAGCCTTCTGAAGTTTTATCGTCTTTTGGTACACCGTTATCTCCCAATACCGTTCGAATACCTTTGACTGCACTGTCTGCTGCAGAGCCGTATATACCAAGTGCTGGTTCTGTATAATTAACACTAAAATCTTCTTTTAGCTCCGGTGGCATTGGTAGAACGATAGATATCGAGGTTTTTTCTTTTGGAGCATCGTTTGCTTTGATACGTTCATATTGATTAAAAGTAAAAAGCGTGTAATATTTTTGACCGGCAGGATAAACAAAGGTAGCACCTTCTGGTGCTTTGAACATTTTACGACTAGCTTCAGGTGAATTCGCATAAGCTCTTTCAGACCTGCGGTGCATGTCCCCTGAACCTTGTGCTGCCGTACTAGCGGATCTTGGTCCAAAGTCCGGACTTTTTGGAAAACTTGTTGGTAAATTGAACGAAGGAACCTTTGAAGCAAACAAACCTTTGGCGGCACCAGAGATCTTATCAACCCCACTTGATACGAGGTTTTTTGCACTGTCAAGGCTCACCTTCGAACCGAGATCTTTGAGTTGACTAAAACCTGAATTAACAAGGTCTGTTGGAAACATATAAATACTTTCTATGAGTTACAAAGGCTTTTTCAAACCTACTAATCCCACTAAGTACAACGGGGATCCACTTAACATTATTTACCGCAGCAGCTGGGAATTGAAGTTTATGCGGTATTTAGACGCTCACAGGGACGTGCTTGAATGGTCAAGTGAGGAGTTCTGTATACCGTACCGCTCTCCTATCGATGGAAAAGTACATAGATATTTTCCAGATTTTAAAATTAAAAAGAAGAACCCCGAAGGTATAACGGAAGTTGTAGTAGTTGAAATAAAACCAGAAAAAGAAACAAGACCACCCGTGGTGCAAACAAAAAGAACAAAACAATACCTCAGAGAGGTGTATACTTGGGGTATCAATAGTGCTAAATGGCAAGCAGCACGTGCATACTGTGAAGACCGCAAGTGGAAATTTATGATTATGACCGAACGAGATTTAGGAATTAAACTGTAATGGCAACAAACCCATTCACTGACGTGTTAAAAAACACTATCAGCCCGTCAACAGCACAGGAAAACTCACGTACATGGTTACGTGAGCAAGCTCAGACTGTCCGTCAAGTAAACAACCCTCGTAACCTGCTACAGGGTAATGATAGGCTTGTAACCAATATTGGTATTGGTCGTATGTACTTGTTCATGTACGACCCCAAGACAAAAGAAGATCTACCATACTTCGATCGCTTTCCGTTGATATTTCCTTTTCGAAAAGTGACAGGTGGGTTCTATGGAATAAACATGCACTACTTGCCTCACATGTTAAGAGCAAAGTTAATGGATGCACTCTACACGGTGGCAAACAACAGGAATAATGACGATACCACCAAGCTTCGTTTGTCTTATCAAATACTCGAATCAACATCAAAGTTTCGTTATTTCAAACCATGTGTCAAGCACTATCTAAATAGCCACGTCAAGTCTCGTTTTTTATGGGTACCAGCAGAGCAATGGGACACGGCTCTTTTCCTACCGTTAGAGAGATTTGTAGGAGCTAATAAACAACAAGTATGGCGCGATAGCCGCAGAATGGTTCAACAATAATGAGTTTACTTAACACAGGTCTCAATGCTTTAGGTACCGTTTCAGCGCTGAAGTCGCTATTCGGTAAGCCGAAACAACCGGGAGTAAATAAACAAACCGAGTTTCAAGCCGCGCTGAGACAGAGATCTGTTGCTCGTACTAATCTATTTGATGTTACTATAACATTACCACCTGTTATAAACGAACCGCGCTACCGCCCGCTTGGTGCACAACTTTCCCTGTGGGCTGAGGGTGCGCAACTACCTGGGTACAATATTCAAACCGATTCAATAAAAAGGTTTGGAATTGGACCGATGGAAAGCGTTCCCTATTCAATACAAACAAACGACCTGACGCTAAATTTTATTGGTGATGGCGCTGGTGGTATTCAGAAGTTTTTTTACTCGTGGATGCATGCAATAGTCCGTGGTGATGAGGATGTACGTACTGATGATGTATCAGCTTCAGGTTTACAGCCTTATGAGGTTGAGTTTAAAAATAGGTATGCTACGACGATTACAATCACACAATATGATGAGCAAGGTACAGCTATCATCATTTATGATCTAACCGACGCATTTCCTAAGAATATACCTGACGTCTCCGTGTCATGGACAGACAATGATTCGTTTATGCAGTTTGGAGTGACATTCAGTTACCTACAAGCAAAAATGAGAAACGCATCACAGGGACGTCAAGCTATTGAATCGAAAAATGGGCTGGGTAATCTTTCAGCTCTTCAAAAAGCTATCAAAGTGGGTACAGCGCTACAGACACTGAAGACTATCAGAAGACCATCGAGTGTTCAAGATGCTCTTGCATCAGCCTCAACCATAAAAAACGTGACAGGAGCGTTTCCACGCTAATGATTGTATTATTTCATAGGAGTATATAATGGGTTTACCAGTGATCCAACATCCAGTGTTTACATTAACACTGCCATCAACAAAACAAAAAATCAACTATAGACCTTTCCTCGTCAAAGAGGAAAAGATGTTGCTAATCGCTCAATCAAGCGGGGAATCCAGTGATATTGTTCGAGCGGTGAAGCAAGTTGTTGCAAATTGTATCCTCCAAGTCTGTTCAAAACATTATCAAACTGACATACCGTGACCGTGATGATGAGCAGTTGTATGAAGTGGAAGTAGATCTCGAGACAGTAGAGGTTAAGCAACAAGAAGAGGTTGTTGGTAAGGTTGAAATAGATGAGAAGTCGGGGCTACTTTTGAGATATCCTCGCGTCAGTATCCTCAACGGTGCAGAAGATGTGGAAAACGGAGTTGATTTCAACTTCTTTATCTTACAAGCATGTATCGACAAAATCTACAACGATGGTGTTACTCACGATCCATCAGAGTTTACAAAAGAAGAACTTCAAGTTTTTATTGACAGTTTATCCGTACCTGTTTATCAACAAATACAGAAATTCATAGACGCAATGCCTCGTGTTGAGCATGTTATCTCCTATGAAAACTCTAAAGGTAAAAAGGTTGATATTGTACTGAAGACATTGACAGATTTTTTCACATTGGGCTGAGCCACAACAACATAGCGAATTATTATGAGCTAATATTCGCAATGGTTCAGCACCATAAATATTCAATGTCTGAGCTTGAAAATTTATATCCATATGAACGTGATCTTTACGTAGATATGCTCAAACAATTCCTCAAAGAGGAGCAGCAGAGAAGATTACAATAACAAATGGCTACAAATTTTTCTTCAGAACTTAAAAAAACAGCTAAAAAGAGTTTAGTCAAGTCCTTTTTTGGAACTGGCGTGGTTGGCCGCGCCGCGATGAAAACTTTCGTTGGTAAGGAAGAAGAAGACGATCCCGTATCACAAGCTCTTAATGAGCAAGCACAATTACAACAAGAAAACAGCGCTACTCTTATGAGAATGGAGTCGGTTGTTGTCAACATTGCGGATAACGTTTACAACATAGCGGGTGTTTGGGCCGAGCGCGTTGCTTCGATGGAAGAAGCAAAAAGAGATCAAAAAGAACGTATATCAAAAGAACAGGCTGCGTTAGAAGAAGCCGAGAATGAAGCGGCAAGGCAGCTCGCACCGTTACCAAGTGGAACCAGCGGTACGGATGCAATGAACCAACAAGAGACTTCTGAAAGAGGTCTGATAGGTAAGCTCGCCGACTCCATTAAAGGTATGGGAGGCCTGTTACGTGGAGTGATGGGTAAGGTAAGTTTACTTGCCGCTGGCCTCGGTGCTGCCGGTGTTGCAGTTGCTGGTGGTGCTGTAATGAACAGCGTCATGAATGATGCAAACGCCCAGGGTGTTGTTGAGACAACAACAAACGCGCCTACCAGCTCCAACGTACCACTACCAAGCGCAGGCGGCCAAGTAGGTGCAGATAGAGCATTACCTCCTCCACCCATCACCTCTCCAGGAGGAACGTCAGGTGCAGTAAGTGGTACGCCGAGCTCACCTGGAGGTATGTCGGGTGCAGTAGGTGGTACACCTTCATCACCTGGAGGTATGTCCGGTGCGGTAAGTGGTACTCCATCTACCCCTGGAGGTTTATCCGGATTAGTAGATAGCCCTGATCCTCTTGCCAATGGTGGTTTATCACCTTCACCAGGAACAGGAGAATCAGCTGTTGGTGGGCCGGCGGGCGCTGTCGCCGGAGCTCCTTCCTCAGCCGGTGGACTAACAGGTGCTGCTAGTGGAGGTAGCACAGGTACCGCTGGCGGCTTATCAGGTGCTGTGGGTAGTCAGAGCTCGAGCGCGGGCGGCTTATCAGGTGCTGCTGGTAGTATGACAACAGCGCCAGGTGGACTCTCAGGTACAGGAGAAAGTACCAGTGCACCGGTTGGTGGTTTGAGTATGGCTACTCCTTCGAGTTCGGGCCGCGATATATCCGCTTTATCATCTACGCCCGTTTCTCAGATAAACCAAACGAATAATCCTGTCGTTGTGCAGACAAATAACAACAATGTGGATGATCAGACACAAGATTCCCCATTACCATCACCAATTGCTGATAGAGGATCTCTTGATCTAGACGTTTTCTTTAAAGCAAGGTACGCATAATTATGGCGACGTTTGGTCAAAATTTAGCAAGTGAGTCTCGCGAAGGTTTACGTGACTATTTTGAAAGCAATACTGGTATTATTGGCCAGGCATTGAGATCAAAGCGCGAAAAAACGGAACAACAGAAGCAAGCCCAAGCTCAAGCTGAACGAATTAACACATCCACAGGTAAGTTGAGAACGACGAGTGCGGCGCTTTCTAGCATGGAAGCTAGCTTCATTCAAATATCAAAGAATATGCAACTCATTGCGCAAGCAATGGGAGCAGAGGTAACGTTACAAGAAGAGACAGATAAAGATCGAAAAAAATTAGACGAGATAGCAAAGAGAAGGCTTGCCCTTCAACAAGAGCTAGCGGCTAAGAGACAAAAAGATTTATCATCGCTTAATAGAAAAGTTAATGATTCTCTCAAACAGCACAAACAAGATAAGTCTGTTTTTGAAAAAATTATAGATGTATTGGATGATTTGCCAGGCGGTAGACGTGGTGGGCGTGGGGGACGTGGAGGTGGCCGTGCACCTGGTGGCCGTGTACCTACCAGTGGCGCGCCTAGTGGTCGCATACCACCTGGAGTACGGGCAGGACTCGGAACTGCAGCAAAGGTAGTTGGCGCTGCTGGTCTAGCATATGGTACATATGAGGCTGCAAAATTTGCTCGTCAAGCAGAGCTTGGTAGGAGGCTAAACGAAGGGCAGGGTGGGGCCGCACAAGCAGTTTTTAGAGGTCGTGATCAAGTAATAGAAGGTGCCGGTGGAGAAAGACGTGTTGTAACAGGAAGAGATGTTACTTACGGTGCTGATA